AAATTAGTTCAGATTCTTATAAATAGAGACCTTAGTAAAAAAACAGAAAAGAAACTAAAAAATATTAAAACTAAAGTTGAGAAAATTGAAAAGGTAATGGAAAAACCTAAAGAAAAATCTGGAATTAGAAAAGCTTTGGATAAAGCAGTTGAAAAGGGGAAAGAATTAATTAAAACATTTGGTCCAACTATTGCTAGATTTGGTATTAATACATTACTTAAAAAATATACAACTTTACCAGAGTTACCAGCATTAGAGTATAAACCATCTAAAAATTCTGAAAATTCTGTTACTATTGAAGAAGTTGGGGAAAAACCATATACATATAACAATTCATCCAATTCGGAATCAGATATGTCAAATTCCAGTTCCGAACCTCTTACTATAGAATATAAGGGTGGTAAACGTACAGGTCGTAATAGTAAATGGTTAAACTTTTTAGACGAATATAGAGAGGAACATCCTGAACTTAAAAGAAAAGAATTATTTGTAAAAGCCGGTCAGAAATATAGAAAATTGTATAAATAAAAATTATATAGAGTATTAATTTATAGTCTTATATACATTTTTTACTATATATATGATTAGTAATAATATATAAGAAATAAAGTTTTAATTAAAAAATTTCATATATAACTATATATACGAAATGTTTAGTTGGACGCATGGTATTCCTATAGCTAGAGTAGATGGTGGTAATTATAACAAAAGAATACTAAAGTTAGATTTAGAAAATAAGTCAGCACCTATCAAAATTACAGATCCGTTGAGTTTTTTTAGAACTCCTAAGATTAAAAATCTATTAAAAAGTGTAACACTACCTAATATGTATAAATTAGAAAAGGCTATATCTAGAAATAAAGAACCTGATGATCCTTATTTAGCTGATTTATATAATAAAATAATGAATATACTAGTAGAACTAGAGAAATATGAAATTAAGTTAGATAACGGTAAATTTGTACCATTACCTACATTTAAAAACGAGGAAAATGAGAGTCAAAGAATTTATGTTGCAGGTCCTACAGGTAGTGGTAAATCTACATACTGTGCTACTTTTATGAAAGAACTAAAAAAAATAACAAGACATAGGAATAAACCTATTTATATATTCAGTCAGATAAAAAAAGATGATGTATTGGATAAACTAAATCCTATAAGAATTAGGTTAGACGAGGAATTATTAGAAAAAGAAATAGAATTGAAAGAGTTAGAAAACTCAATTGTTTTATTTGACGACATAAAAACTATTCCTAATAAAAAAATAAGAGATTGTGTTGATAATTTAAAAGATAGAGTTTTAAGTGAAGGAAGACATCATAATATTATATGTATATGCACAAATCATCAAATTTGCGATAGTAAGACTACTAAAAGTTGCCTATTGGAATGTTCAGATATCACATTTTTCCCAGCTAGCGGGGGTATTAATGGTATTACCCGTTTCCTTTCATCTTATATTGGTATGACACGAAAGGAAATAAATGAAGTATTAAGACTTCCTTCAAGATGGGTTACTGTTCATAAACAATTTCCAATGTATATATTATATGAAACAGGATGCTATTTTGTAAATAGCTTATCTAAACTAGATTGTGTTTCAAATGCCGTTAAGGAATTAGAACCAGCTAAAATTAAAGAAACTAGAGATAAATTATATGAAAATTACAAATATGAAAAAAATAAGATATTCAAAAAAAATGAGAATGAAAATAGTTTCAAAGAGCTTACAAATTCGTCAGATAGTGATACGGAAAGTGAAAGTGATTATTCTTCCGACTCTTCTTCATATGATACAGATTCTTAATAAAAATCTAATATATTAATATGGATAAAATATTAGAAAAGTTAGAAAAGAAACCATTATCTGATGGAGAAATATTAGAAGGATGTAATAATAAATGTAATATAGTATGCTATAGTGATATGCATAAATATCATTCTATAGATGAATTATTAAATCCTTACGACTGTTGCATTATACTATATAATAAAACTAGTAATTGCGGACATTGGTGTGCATTAATTAAAAGGAATAATTTATTAGAATTCTTTGACCCATATGGACTTTATCCAGATGAAGAATTGAAATATATTAAAAAATACGAACCATATTTGTCATATTTGATGATAGATTCTCCATATAAATTATCATATAATCAATACAAGTTTCAAAAATTTAAAAAAGACATTAATACATGTGGTCGATGGTGTTATTTAAGAATACAGTTCAAGGATTGGTCATTAGATAAGTTCAATAAATACTTTACTAAAAAGGATAATGATAAATTTGCTACATTTCTTACATATGATCTGTAAATAATTTTCTTTTAATACATTATAATAAATGAAAAAATCATATTTAGAATATCAAGGAGATAATATTTATTATAATATGGTCATAGAAAATGATACCTTAGATTATATACCTGCACAATTTTTCGAGACAAGATCGGAACCTATCTTGCAAAAAGCTAACGATTATCATATGTCAGTTATAAGATTTTCAATTCCAACATCATCAATACCTATATTCAGTTTTCCTATGGCTATATACAATCAAGGTACAATATCACAAAGTGGTAATACTGTGACACTTGTAGGAGGTTTTTTTACCAGTAATATGGTTAATAACGGTGCTATTATTTACCCAGATGGTAATTCTGCACTAATAACTGGTTTTATTTCTAATACACAGGTTACAGTAAATCAAAGTTTAACAGAATTGTCAACACATTATACTTTATTGTGGAATAATACTCTTAGTATTTCATTAACTTATCAAGGTGTCCAATTTCACAGGTTTCTTAATTTTTATTCTATAATATATGACCCAATAAATCAAGGATTAGCCAATATATGGAGTATACAACAATTCATTCAAATAATAAATAACACATGGCAACTATGTTTCAATGATATGATGTCTTATAGTTGGGGTTCTACTTCATTACCTGATGTTAGTAAACCACCTTATCTTGTATACAATCCTACAACCGAGTTAGTATCATTATTTTGCCAAAATGGATATCAAGATTTAATGTCTAGACCAGTTCAAATGTGGCTTAACTTGAGTGTATTTTCTTATTTTCCAAATTTACCTGCATATGCTAATACTAGTGCATATTTAAAATTCCCCAGTCGTGTCGGTCTTGATCAGAGAATAATAATAAATAATCAGTATGCTAATATATCACCTAATTCAGATAATAATAATAATAATTTATATTATTACACATACTCAACTGGTACGGCATCTCAAAGTGGAAATATTATCACTGGTATTGGTACTACATTCACATCTGATATGATAGGTGGTGTTATTTTATTTGCAGATGGAAATCAAAGTTTAATAACTGGTTATACTGGCGCGACATCATTAACTGGTTTACAATCTATATTGGTTACAAATCAATCATATGTTATTTATTATGGTGTACTTCAAATAACTCAAGATTTTCCTACTGCTTCTGCTTGGTATAATGGTAAATCTTTACAATTTTTAACTGGTCAAATACCTATAAGAAATGAATTAATTCCAGGTCAGAATAACAACAATTTACAGTTAATGACAGATTACGATTTATCATCTGTGCAAAGTACCATAAGTGATCCCTACCTTCAGGTATTTCATCAGACAGGTCCTTATAGATGGATTGATTTGCTACCAAATTCTAATTTAACTAGAGTCGATTTGACTATCGCATATTCTACAAATGTAATAGATAATACTATTTTATATATAGCACCTGGAGAAACAGCAACAATTAAATTATTATTTAGAAAAAAAACATCTTTTTTGGAAGGAAAATAATTAATTATTGATCCTTTAAAAAATATATTATGTTATAGTATAATATAATATGAGCTTAGCGTTAAATCCATTAGAAGTAGTTCGTCAAATAGACCCCGTGATGAATATTATGTCGAAACGTCGATATGCAGTTCTTAAGGGGGCTAAAGAGATTAGTTTCCAACCGTATCAATCTACGTCATTTTCTAATTCTCAAGCAACTTTTAACATAGTTCCGCCAGATGGTAAGACTGTTATAAATCGTAAAATTAAAATACTTCCTACCTATTCATTAGCATTTCAAGGTTATGTAAATCCAGCTGCACAAAATAGATCAACATTACTTCAAGTTGGTTTGGAAGATGCACCTCGTTGTATGCCTTTAAGAAGTACTATAAATACTGCAACTATGCAAATAAACAATGATTCAGTATCAACAAATTTGTACGAATACCAAACACTATTGCAAAGATTCGATGCGCCAAAAAATAAGGAAAACTTGGAATATTCAATCAGTCCAAGTATGCCTGATTCATACCAAAATTATGTAGATACATATACTTATGGTAGTGCTAAAAATCCACTTGCAAATGTAGGCGAAAATAACTCAGTTGATGGACGAGGTGGTTATACTGGTTTGGATATTTTAACAAATACACCAACGTCAGCAACCGCAACATTAGCAGTTGTAGAACCATTATACCTTTCACCTTTTCAGTTTGAAAAAGGTAATAGTAGTGGTTTAGTAGGTATTAAAAATATGATTATGAATTTAACATTCAGTAACTTGAATCGTGTATGGTCACATATGCAATATCCTTCAGCTGTATATAACTTAGGTACAGCATCTCAAAGTGGAACTACTGTTACTGGTGTTGGGACTGCATGGTCACAATTGAATCCTGCTATTATTGGTTCTAATATTGTATATGCAAATGGACAAAGTGCAACAATTACTGCTGTAGTAAATGATACTACTCTAACAGTTTCTCAAAGTCAGACAATTAGTCCTGCAATAGGTTATACTATAACTTATGTTACTGGTGGTTCTACTATTACTTCTATTGTTGTAACTTTAACTAATATTTCTGTAATATTGGAATATTTAAGCCCTCAGGACTATTGGGAAATTCCTAGAAATATGGCTTGGAGTTATTATGAAGTTTTAGCTCTTCCTACAGCAACTAATCAATTGACTGCACCTCAAGGAACTGGTAGTGTTACAATGAGTTCATATAACTTAAACTCAATACCTTCACGTTTGTATGTTTATTTGAGAAAGTCAAATGAAACATTAACATTTAATGACTCAGATGCTTATGCTGCTATAAATAATATTTCAGTTAAATGGGGTAATCGTACAGGTTTATTATCTACTGCAACACAATCTGATTTATATGAAATGGCTGTGAGAAATGGTATTAATATGAGCTATAATGATTGGACACAATACGTAGGCTCAGTGGTATGTATTGATTTTCCTTGCGACATAGGGTTAGGCCCGACTGAAAGCCCTGGGATGGTAGGAAATTACCAGCTAACAGTCCAAGTTAACTATCAAAATCCGACAGTTAACCCAACATCTAATATTACAGGTCTTAATGTTTCATTTGCACCAATATCATATACACTTTATGTTGTTGCAATTAGTGAAGGTACTTACTACATGGCTAATAATGGTAATACAGGTCATCAAATTGGTGTTATTTCTCAGGCTGATGTTCTTAATGCAGATGTTGCTCAGATAGTACCATTTAAAGGTGAACAAACATTTTATGGTGGTAACTTTTTTACTGATTTATGGGATGGTGTCAAAAAAGGTTTCAATTTTGCCAAGAATGAAGTATTACCAGTTGTGCATGCTGTGTCTGGTATAGCTAAAGCATTTGGTGCAGGTGTTGAAGGTGATGGTCTTGTAGGTGGAAAACGAAAACGTTCTAGAAGTCGTAGTAGAAGTCGAAGCCGAAGCCGTAGTAGAAAAAGTAGACGAGGAAAGGGTTTAGTAGGTGGTAGTCATATTTCACGAACTGAATTAGAAAGACGTGCTCAACAATATTCAGAGATGTGTGATAATTCTAGTGAAAATTAAAAATATAATATAATTATATAAAACATGTCTAAAGAAAGTCCAGTTCAACTTCAAAGTATAGTTTTCGATAAGAAGCAGGGTTGGAATTTAAGAAAGGCTCGTAAATATCTTTTAAGAAATGGATATAAAGCTGATAAACCATATGAAAGTTCACAATTTATAACATATAAACAAAATAAAATGGATAGGAGAAAATACTATTATAAATTTTACTCATGGGGAGATGGTGTAAGTTCTATAGATGGTTTTATAGAGAAAGATCTCCATTATCCTCCACAGAAAGAGTAAAATGTTTTGAATAAAATATGACGATATAAGTATTATATCATCGTTTAAAATCGGGAAGAAATCTTAAAAAATG